GGACTCCCGAGGCGGGGCCCGCATCACGAAGGACCGCCGGGGCTCCGTCAAGAAGATCGACGCGGCCGTGGCCGCCATCATCGCCCACCACCGCGCCATCTCCTGGCGTGACGAGGGCGCCGCAAGCGAGGCCCAACTCCTGGTCCTCTAACCCCTCGCATGAGGAGCACCACATGTCCACCATCGAGCGCCGCACCGCCACCGAGGGCGTTGAACTCCGCGAGGAGGGCGACACCCTCACCGCTGTCGGCTACGCCGCCATGTTCAACAGGCTGTCCCAGAACCTGGGCGGCTTCGTCGAACGGGTAGCACCGGCCACCTTCCGCTCCACGCTGAACCAGTCCGACGTTCGGGCCCTGTTCAACCACGAGCCGGACCACCTCCTCGGTCGCTCGACGACCGGCACCCTCAGGCTGTCCGAGGACGACCAGGGCCTCCGCTACGAGATAGACCTCCCAGCCACCACCCTGGGACGGGACGTGGCCGAACTCCTACGGCGGGGCGACATCTCCGGCTCGTCGTTCGGCTTCCGCACCATCTCCGACGAGTGGTCCGAGACCGACGACGGCTACCCCCTTCGCACACTCACCGAGGTCGCCCTCCGCGATGTCGGGCCGGTCACCTTCCCGGCCTACTCCTCGACCGAGGCGTCGCTCCGGTCTCTGGCCGACGACCGGGAACTCGACCTCACAGATCTCATCGAGGCCGCCGAGGCCAACAACCTCCGCGACCTGATCTTCCCCACCAGTGACGACCAGGAGCCGGGCGACACCCACTCCATCGTCAGACATCCGGGGACCTACCGCTGACCGGGCGCCACCCATCAGCACCCACCCATCCATCCATCATGAGGAGTAAAACTTCATGACCCCCGCAGACATTCAGCGGGCATTTGAGGAACGTCAGCAAGCGGCACACGCTCTGCGCGACTTGGCCACCGAGGCCGAGGAACGCGAGTTCACCGCCGAGGAGACCGAGGTCTTAGACAAGACCAACGCCGCCATCGACGAACTCGACGCTCGCATCGACACCGGCCTTCGGGCCATTATGCGTGAAGCCAAGGCCGTCGAGGCCCTGGAGACCTTCCGCTCGTTCAACACCCTGACCACCCCGGCACCAGAGGCCGCCGTCGATCCCAAGATTGACGACGCCACCCTGTTCCGCCAGTTGTGCGACGGCGAGATCCGCTCCTTCGAGAGCCTCCCGTCTGAGTCACGCGATATGACCAAGGGCGTCACAACCGCCGGTGGCCATCTCGTCGACTCGACCATGTACGACCGCATCTTCGCGAAGTTGGAAGAAGAGAGCGTGGTCATTCGAGCGGGTGCCCTAGTCATCCGCACCGCTGGTGGCGAGGACCTCCTCGTGCCGAAGGTGACGACCAACCCCAGCGGGGCAATCGTCGCTGAAGCCGGAACCATCGCTGAGAGCGACCCGGTCCTCGGCCAGGTCACCCTGGGAGCGTTCAAGTACGCCGCACTGACCCAGGTCAGCCAGGAACTCCTGGCCGACTCGCTGTTCGACGTGGCGTCCTTCGTCACGAACCTCGGCGGGCAGGCGGTTACCAGGGCGCTCGGCGCCGACCTCAGCAACGGCAGCGGATCGAGCAAGCCCAAGGGCATCGCTCAGGCCGCCACGTCGTTCGGCACGTCGGCCACAGCCACGACCATCACCTACGCCAACCTCGTAGAGGTCGAAGCCACCATGGGGATTCCCTACAAGAACCAGGACACCGCCTGGATCATGAGCCCGGAGGCCGTCAAGGTCGTCCGACTCCTGACCGACGACAACTCCCGGCCATTGTGGGAGCCTTCCCTCAAGGCAGGCAACCCCGACTACCTACTGGGCTACCCAGTCTGGGTAGACGGCAACATCGACGCTGCCACCTCCGGCAAGCGGGCGGTCGTATTCGCCCACATGCCGAGTTACGCGGTGCGTCTTGCTGGCGGTCTCCAGATCGACCGGTCTGACGACTTCGCCTTCAACACGGGACTGGCCACCTTCAGGTACCAGTTGCGCGGTGACGGCGACGGCATCGACGACAACGGGATCGGCTGCCTCACCCAGGCATAGCCACCCACCCTCCAGTGAGTAGGTCGGGCGGTCCCTAGTGGCCGCCCGGCCTCTCCCTGGCCCCTCTACCAAGGAGACCCCCTTGCGAATCCGATTCCTGACCCGCGTTTCCAGTTCGGTCTACGGCTCCCACAAGCCCGGCGACATTTTCGACTGGAAGGACGACGCCGAGGCCAAACAACTGATCGCTGCCGGTATGGCCGAAGCGGTAAAGAAGTCCAAGGCCGAGAAGGCCACCGCCTCCAAGAAGGTGGAGACCGCCACCACGGACTAGGAGCACCCGTTGGCCTATTACGCCGACCCATCAACAGACTCCCGCCAGGTCCTCCGCAACACCGCCGAGACCCTGACGGTGACGTTCTACTCAGGCGAGACCGGCACCGACGCTGATGGCGCGGTGACCATCGGGATCGTCGACGAGACCGGCGCCACCGTCGTGGCCTCGGGGACCTCGACGACCAGTTCGGGCTCCGGGGTCTACACCTACGACCTGGCCGCCCAGTCGAACCTCAAGAACCTGACCGCCACCTGGTCGGGCACCTGGGGCTCAGCCATGACCTTCGACACCCACCACGAGGTGGTCGGAGGCTGGTACGCCACGCCCGCCGAGGTCCGCAACATGGACTCGATCCTGGGCGAGGCCACCACCTTCCCGGCCGCCGACCTGGTCGACGCCATCGACTACTCAGCGGCCATCATCGACGACTACACCGGAGCCTCCTGGGTGCAGCGTTACCACCACTTCACCCTCAACGGCACCGACACCGACACCATCCGGGTCCCGGTGATGTTCCCCACGACGCTGCTGTCGGCCTCGATCAACGGGTCGGCCCTGTCGGCCTCGAAGATCAGCGAGGTCGCCCTGTTCGACGACGGGACCCTCCAGCGCAAGTCCGATCTGTGGGACTACACAACCCCCGGCAACCTCGTCGTCATCGAGGTCGAGGCCGGAGTCGGCACCGTCGCCCCCAACGACATCCGCTGGGCGGCCCGCACGCTGGCCCGCTACCACCTACTGGAGCAGGTCTCCCGCATCCCTGACCGGGCCATCTCTGTCCAGAGCGAGTTCGGCCAGATCCAACTGGCCCAGCCCGGCATGAACCGCCCCACCCCTCTCCCCGACGTCAACGTGGTCCTGAACCGCCACCGGCATCGGGGCCCCACCGCGTTCTAGGAGACCCATGGAATGGCTGACCACCACGCTGTCCGGCGTGGGCCTCGCCCTCATCATCTACGGGCTCTATCTGGCCTGGCCCCCTCTCGCCTTCCTGGCGGGCGGTGGCGTCATAGTTCGGGTCGCCTGGTCGCTCGACGGCGGTGACTCATGATCCGACGCCTCCTCGGTGGCCGCACCGAACGCCGGTCCCTCTCGTTCCAGGACATCTGGGGCCGGGGCCTGGACATGACGAGCGCCCGCACCACCTCCGGCGAGGTCGTCACCTACGACTCAGCCCTCACCCTCTCGGCGGTCTACGCCGCCATCAGGCTGCTCTCGGACTCGGTCTCCACGCTGGGCCTCGACGTGATGTACCGATCCAACGGGTCCGAGGCCAAGTTCAGGCCACTCCCGACCTGGGTGCTCAACATGAGCCCCGAACTCCGCAACCACGAGATCCTCGGACAGGTCGTCACCTCCCTTCTCCTGGACGGCAACGCCTACCTGGCCACCTTGCGGGACGACACCGGCCGGGTCCTCTCCCTCTCGGTGCTCGACCCCACCGACATCCCCCCCAACCTGACCACCGACGAGACCGGCATCCAGCGCCTCACCTTCACCTCCTCCAAAGCCGCCGGAGTCACCCTCACCAGCCGGGACATCACCATGGTCCGGGGCCTCATGAAGCCCGGCGAGATCACAGGCGTGTCCCCGGTGACTGCGGCCCGTGAGTTCATCGGCTTAGGACTTGCCACTCAGCGCTTCGGAAGTTCGTTCTTCGGTAACAAT